GTAAATCAAAAATATCAAATACTTGATAGATTTTACAAAGTAAAAGTTCCTTTTTATAGATTGTTTAGTACTATAGATGGAAGCGAAAAAATTATAGACCCTGATGCATATAGCGTAATAATAGAAGATGAAGAAACAGTTGAAGCTATAGAAAGAGGCGCTATACAAATAGAAGAAATTATGCAAACAAGAATTGCTCAATGCAGTAGCATTGGAGATATTTTACTTTATGAGCGTATTCTTAACACTGATATATATCCAATTGTTCCATTTGCGAATATTTGGACTAATACTCCCTATCCCAAATCAGATGTGAACAAGGTTAAAGACTCGCAAAGACTTTTAAATAAGTTATTTTCTCTAACCTTGTCACACGCTCAATCTGCTGCTGGATTAAAACTTTTAATTCCAGAGGGTAGTGTTGATAGTGTTAGTCAGTTAGAAAAAGATTGGGCTAATCCAAATGCGGTTATTGAATATAATCCAGAATTTGGTGAGCCACATTACCCACAACCAGCTCCTTTAACAAGTGAGTTTTATTATTTAATTGATAGGGTAGAAAAATATATAGATTTAAACTTTGGTATACCTGAACTCTTACAAGGGTTTAAAGATGCTGCTCCTGAATCTGTTAGAGGTACAATGCTTTTATCAGAAATGGGAGAATCTAGAGGTAAATCAAAGTTAAGAGATATTGAGGCAAGTTTGTCTATGGTAGGTCAGGTTGTTTACAACTTAGCTAAAGACCATTACAGATTTGCAAAAACATTTAGAATTGTACAACCAAATAACGATATTACAGAGTTTTCTGTCAATATGAGATTGTATGATGATAAATCGAATGAAGTAGCGACTATGAAGAATGATATTCAGCTTGGTCAACACGACATTCGAGTTATATCAGGTTCAACTTTACCTAGCAACAAGGTATCTGAATACAACATGTATCTTGATGCTTACAAACTTGGTCTGGTAGATGATGTCGAGGTTTTAAAGAAAACTGAAATCTTTGACAAAGAAGGTGTTCTTCAGAGAAAAGGTCAAATGGCACAAATGCAACAGTATATTACACAGCTTGAAAATCAAGTGAAGAAGCTTAGTGGAGACTTACAAACATCTGAACGTGAGATGGTATCAGCTAGAAAACGTACAGAAGTAGAGAAGTTTAAATCAGATTTAAATGAGATAACTTCTAGCACTAGAGCTAAAGAAAAAGAAAAGGTAATGCAACTGGGAAGTTTGGTTGACCAGATGAAAAGTTCTATGGAGGAAGAAAATAATAACGAGCCTGGTTCAGAGTCTTAGACTAAATCAGGGTTAGGAGAAAACATGGCAAAAGAACAAGAACAACAACAGGTTGAACAGCAAGTAGACCCGATAGTAGAATCTGTAGTGGAACCTGAGGTTTCATTAGAAGAATCTGCCTCAGAAGAAGGTGTAGAATCATCTGAAGCTGTAGACTGGGAACAAGAAGCTAAAAAATTTCAATCAATGTATGATAAAAAGGTTGCAGAACACGAAAATTTGAAACATGATAGTAGTGATTTAATGCAGTTAAAACAAGTTTTAACAGAAAAACCTGAATTAGTCAACGTAATTGAAAAAAGTCTTGCTGGAGAATCAGTTGAGGGCAAAAAAGAAGAGGGAAGTACAACCCCTGATAATTTTGACCCTTGGGACGCCTATTACAAGCCGGAATCAGAATCTTACAAATTTAGAGTAAGTCAAGAGAAACAGCTTGTACACGAAACAGTAGATAATGAGTTAGCTAAACTACAAAATCAAATGGCGATGAATAATTTAAAAACAGAATTGGTAAGTAAGCACAATTTAGGTGCAGATGACGCAGAAAAGTTTTTACAATTTGCAACAACACCAAAAGCTAACCTTCCTATTGAAACTCTTATTAAAGTGTGGAAAGAGAATGAAGGCAAAAGTGTTAAAGTAAGTGAAAACATGGAAGCAGTTAAAAAAACTAAATCAATTCCAAAACCAGCAGGTGTGCTTCAGGGCGGCGAACAGCCTCAACAATCTGAAGCTGACCAAGTATGGGAAAGAGTTATGAGCGCCGGGACTCGTGGTAGGCTAACTAAACAATCATAATAGATAGTTAGGAGACTAAAATGGCTATAAATAAAGGATTGCTAAAAGCATCCCAAATAACAGCCTCAACAACAGCGGCAGGTTATGGAGAAGCTCCAGACCAAAGAAAACTGTATGATTTCTCTGATAGAGTTGCAGAATTAACTCCAGAGGAATCACCTTTTTTCACCTACTTAGCTAATGTTTCTAAAGTTGCGACTGACGACAACGTTTTCAGATTTCTTGAAAACAGAAGTCAAATCAATCACACAGATAGAAGCTTTTTGCTAGCCGATGATGTTAATGGCGGCACTGGCGTAACTAAAAATGAAGTTTATACATTTGCAGTTGATACTCCTGCGGGAGCAGCGGTAAATTTCCTTTCAAAAGGAATGGTATTTGCAGTAGGAACTTTAGATACAGACGCCGGATATACTCAAGCTTTGGTTAGAGTTGAAAGTGGACCAGCAACAGTTGGTTCTACTTCTACTTTCCAAGGTAGAGTAATCGGTCTATCTGATGCTAACACAAGTACTGGTTACAACGTACTTTCAAACAATGATACTTGCCAAATTATTGGTACATCATTCGAAGAAGGAACTGCATCACCAGATACTTTCTCAGATAGTCTAGATGACGGATTTGGTTATACACAAATCTTTAAAACAGCTTGTGAACTAACAAACACAGCAATCGCAACACGTCATCGTGGATATGCGAATGAGTTTGATAGAATATGGGCTCAGAAATTACGCGAGCACAAAATTGACATTGAAAGAGCTATGCTCTTTGGTCAAAAAGCTCGTTACAACAACGTTCAATATACTGAAGGTTTGGTTGGTAACATATTAAAAAATGTTGCTCCAGTTAGTCATGAAACAGCGTTATCATATTCAGCAGGTAAAGCTTATCATAGAACTTTAACTGAAGCACAGTTAACATATGACCAATTACTATCAGACTTAGAGGTTATATTTGACCCGGCAAGAGGCGGAGCAAGCGAAAAACTTGTTATGGCTTCTTTACCAATTATCTCATTCTTTAACAAAATGGGCGATGGTGCCTTTGTTGACGCTTCTGTAGGATACGGAAACGCTCCATACAGAGTTAACATGGATAACGTAGATGGTGCTTTTGGACACAAATTAATGGAAATTAATACTGTGCACGGAAGTATGTTCTTAGTTAAACAACCTTTATTCAGAGGCATCTCAAGTGGAATGATGGTTATGGCTGACATGAGTCAGTTAGCTTACAGACCACTAGTAGGTAATGGAATTAACCGTGATACTCAAATCATGACAAATGTACAAAGTGCAGATGAAGATTTGAGAAAAGACATGATTCTAACTGAAGCAGGTCTTGAAATCACACTTCCTGAATCTCACGCTCTATACAACATTGAGGGGTTATAAAATGAAAGCTAGTTATTTAAACGAAAATAGTGGTGTTAGTAATTTAGACCTTAAGATTGTTAAAGTTAATGCAGATGTTGCATTAACAAACGACATGAGTGGTTCAATTGTCTTAGTACACCCTACAGCAACAACAGAGGTTGACTTACCAGCTATTGCTAGTGCGCCAATCGGCTGGAACTGCACAATTATTTTAACTGAAGATGGAGACGGCAGTGATGCTGGAATGAATCAGAAGGTTAATATTGATTTCGGTTCTGGAAATGATGTAGTAGGACATACAGTAGCAGTTGATGGTGACGCAGGTGATATTGCAGTAGACGGCGATGATTACATTGCTTGTTCTGCAAATGCGACACCAGGAGACCGTTTTGACATCTTTTCAGATGGTTCAAGATGGTATGTAAACGGATTAGTTGCAGATGCAAGTGAATGTCCGTTCGCAACAGCAGCTGGCTAATACTAACAGCAATACCTAAACAGGTAGCAGTTTTGGATACTGTGGGGTTATACGATAAAGGTATGGCCCCGAAATCCAAAAAGAATTTTAACTAATAGGAGAAAGAAATGGCAAATTACAGCGGAGCAGAAGTAAAAGTTATTGTAAACGATATTAGCTCAAGTGCTAGTAGCGTAAGTGGTTCGTTAGCAAGTGAAGTTAAAACCTTTGTAGCTACATTAACAGATAATACAATTATTTCAATTAACACAGTAAAGCTAGATAGAACAAGAGTTGCTTATATAGTAACTTATATGTAGTATGGCTAATTGTCAACATTGTAATGAGCCAAATCCTGATGGAATGTTCAATTGTCCAAGTTGTGGACAAAGAGCTAATCCACCAAGATGGAGTACTCAATTTGTTGTAAGGGAAAACAATCGATTTGCAACAGCTATTAGAAAAGACCAGATTGATATAAGAACAATGTCTCATAAAGAGGGTATGGAAAAGCTCAAAGAAGGAGCTTCTAAAGTCTCTCAAAAGGGACCAAGAAAGAGGATACTATAATGGCATATGGTTATGGAAGTGGAATGAAGAAAAAAGGCAAGAAAAAGAAAAAGAAAAAGGGTAAAAAGAAATGAATGTAAAAGCGCCTAAAGGTTATCATTTTATGAAAAAAGGCAAGGGATATGTTTTAATGAAACATGGAGCTAAATTTAAAAGACATAAAGGAGCTTCATTGTCTATGCCTATGAAAGTAGTAAAAACTCACGGAGGAAAGTGATGGCTAAAAAAAAGAAAAAACGTGGAACTGGTAAACCTACGCCAACAAACCCTTCTCTTTATTCAAGGGTTAAAGCAGCTGCTAAAAGAAAGTTTGATGTATATCCTTCTGCTTATGCAAATGCATGGTTAGTAAGAGAGTACAAAAAACGTGGCGGTGGATATAGATAATGGCTTATCGAGGCGGTCTTAGAAAGTGGTTTAGTGAGGACTGGGTTGATATCGGTTCTAAGAAAAAAGGCGGTGGACATAAAAAGTGTGGACGTAAGTCTGCTAAGGGTAGTAAAAGAAAGTATCCTAAATGTGTTCCAGCTGCCAAAGCTGCTAGAATGAGCGCTTCACAAAAAAAGAGTGCAGTAAGAAGAAAGAGAGCAAAGAAACAAGGAGTTGGTGGTAAACCAACAAATGTAAGAACTTTTGCTAGAAGAAAGAAAAAGAAATGAGAAGACAAATATTTGGAACACAAGTTAGGCATACTAACGGAAAGAAGAAAACTAGACAAGGTAATAGTGTAAATACTAAGTATGGTACTAAAAATAGTAAAAAATATTATGTCAAAAAATATAGAGGACAAGGTAAATAATGGCTGATTTTGAAAACAGAATAGATGCATTGACAGGATTCGGAACTGGCACTGGTACAGACCAAGCTGATATAACAGATTGGCTTGTTGCAGGAGCTAGGGCAGTTGTAGACGTTTTAAGTCCTACTAAACTACAAAGAGTAGCTTCAACAACTGTTTTTGAGAATACAATTGATGTAGAAGGTAAAAAAGTAATTGCTGTTATGCGTAAAGATGAAAACAACAGCAGTAAGCTTATGCCTTGTAGACAAATTTCTCCTGCATTAAAAGGAAGAGTTACTGACTCTAGTTATATGGAAGCATCCTCTAGTAGTGACCCTGCTTATTGGGTTGATGGAGATACTTTACAGGTATTTCCTACAAGTGCTTCTACGAATGATATGTC